TAAAGTTCTTTGTTAATTCTTGGAAAATGGGTTCTGTTAAAGTTCTTCCTTTATCACCTAAATCATTCCGTTATGTATCTAAATATGTAGTTAAGACTTCTTCAGATGATGATGCTTTATACTTCGATAAAGGTATTATTCCACCTTTCCGTAAAATGTCTCGTGGTTTAGGATCTAAACAATTTTATTTACATAAAGATGAAATTCAACGTGATGGTTTCTTCTTTCTTAATTCTCGTAAGATTTACGTTAATCGTTATTATTTCAACAAACTTGTTCTCTTTAATGACTCTATTTTAACTACTAAAGACGCTCAACTTAATGACGCTATGCGTTCTTTATCTGAACAATCTTTTAGATTTGATTTGTCTCCTGTTCCTTATAATTTGTTACGTATTAGTAATTTAGAGAAACAATTATCTAATCAACAACTTAACAAAAAATCTCATTTTTAGTTAATTGTACAAAGTGTTCGATTTCAATGTGAAAAACTCTAAGTCAATGTGAAAAACATGTGAAAAACTCATTTTTCACATGTTCATAATTTGCCTTAAGTAGAAATATATAACTATTTTGAATGTCTATTGAGAAACTTCGCCTGTCTTATTTCGCTGACTGCTCGTTTCTCTGAGACTATGAATGCATGTTTCAATTATATTTTAAGCAAAACTTTTTTCTAGTCAATATCTCAACCCCTTAATCTATGTTAATTCTATGTTAATTCTATGTTAATTTTATGTTAACACTATATCTAGTGTTGTAATTAATTTTAACTATGCTATATCTAGTGTGTTATTTCTTCACACAATCTCCACACAATCTTCACATAATCTTCATACAATCTTCACATTAGTACTGTACTATTTAGGTATATACATGGAGGTATATTATGGTTACAAGAAAACAGTATGATGAGTTGAAAGGTATGTTTAAGGTTGCTAATGCTAACCTTTGGTCTTCTGATAAAAATAGGTTTATGTTTGTTGGTACTGATAAAGAGTCTGACGCTTTAGCTGAATATGCTGAGGCTCGTGGCGCTTATTATCAACTTTGTGATGTTATTCGTCTTATCCTTGGTGATAGAGTTCTTAACACTTTTATTTCTGAGTTTAATTAATTAGATCCTTAAGACCTAGGAAAGTTGTCCTTGACAACTCCTAGGTATCCCTTTATCTTGATTCTATATTCTATGGAGGTACTTTCTATGAAAGTTAACTTGTATTGTATTTTCGACGTTGTCGCTGATAGTGTCGCTGTCGTTGGCACTGGTAACACTGATGGTATGTTTATAAGGCAAAATGTGCCTTATCTTGAAAAGTTAAATTCTAACTATCTTAATGATTTTAGAGTTTATCAAATTGCTACTCTTGCTGAATCTTCTATGACTGTAGAATCTCTTCCTGCTCCACGTCTTGTCTCTTGGGATTCATATAAACGTCCTGAGGTTGATTCTCCTTTGTCGATTTCTCCACAAAAATAGCTTGCTTCCTCCTCTCTTACATGCTATTCTCCATATAGATATATTTTTATCGATATAATTTTATCTATATGGAGTTTTTCTTATGCCTATCTCTCAGATGCGTAATGGCTTAACTGCTGAAAATTCTATTTTTTCTCAGAAACCATCAATTAAAGTTCCTCGTTCTAAGTTCGACTATGGTCGTCTTAACCTTTTTACTTCCGATATTGGAATGATTGTTCCTGTTGACTTGATTCCTACTCTTCCTAATGAAGATTACGATTTATCTTGTCAGTACAAAATCGATTTTAGACCACTTCTAGTTCCGTCTCTTACATCTTATAAAGTTAAAGTTCACTACTATTACTGTCCTAATTCTTACCTCTGGCAAGGATGGGAAAGTTTCATCTCTAAAGGCCGTTCCGGTAACCTAGCTCTTACTGTTCCTACTATTAAATTGTCTGAGTTTAACCCTTCTTATGGTATGTCTGGTGTCTCTGCTGGTACTCTTAACGGTCTAACAGATTCTGCTCTTACTTCTGCTACTTCGTACTATCCTGCCACACCACATTCTCTTATTTCTTATCTAGTTGGCTCTTGTCCTTACTCTAACCCTGATGCTTCTTTAGAGTATCTTCCTTTCGGTCCTGTTTCTGATTCTAATAAGCTGACTAAAACTAATGTTACTGGATTTAAACTTCCTGATGTAAATGCGCTGCCTTTTTTAATGTATCAGAAAATTTATCGTTCTAATTATATTGACCCCAATTTGTATTCTAACGGTTATGCTAAGTCTGATGTCTGGTTTCCTGATGATATTGATTCGTCTCTTTTTAGATTCTCTTACACGGCTAATAATCTCTTCGGCGATTACTTAACTAAATTTGTTCCTATTAATACCACTGCACCTACTACTGTTATTAATAACTTTGTTCCTAAAGCTTCTACTGTTGAAGATACTTCCGGTGATAACTGTATAGAGTTAACTCAGCTTCGTTATTCTATGTACACGGATGATATGTTTACTACTGCTTTGCCATTTCTACAACGTGGTGAACAAACTCAACTTGATATAGTTGCTCAGTCTTCACAATTCCTTGATGCTGTTCTTAAAGATGATTCTTCTTCTGCTTCTATAACAGATGGCTATGGTTATTCTAATTCTAATACTGGTTTTGGTTTAATTAATGCTGAACTTCTTAGTAAGCCAATTGAGTTCGTTACTGCTCCTAATTCTGGTAGTTATGCTGATTATCCTTATTTGTATGCTGATAATAAACTTTCTACTCGTTATGATGGTATTGCTTTTACAAAGATTAATAATGTCGGTGTTTCCCTTAATGGTGTTAAATTTAATTCTGCTTTTACCGCTCAACAACTTCGTTCTTTGATTGCTCTTTCTGTTTGGCAAGAGCGAAATGCTCTTACAAATGGTTCTTACGGTCAATTTGTTAAGGTTCACTATGATGAATTCCCTAAAAATCAGTTCTGTGAGCCCGTATATATCGGCGGTACTACTTCTTTGTTTAATGTCTCTGCTGTTGTTCAGACGTCTGCTTCACAAGATGGTTCTACACCTCAGGGTAATCCTTCCGGTATCGGCGGTTCATCCAATTCTAATCAGATTGGTAAATTCCATAGTTCTGATTTCGGTTATATTATGGCTCTTATGACCATAATCCCTGACACTGTCTATACTCAAACTGTTGACCACCATTTCTTTGAAACTACTCCGGATGATTTCTATTCGCCTGAATTCGAACAATTGTCTTACCAGCCAATATTAAATAAACAACTAGTTATTACTGGTTCTGAGTCTGATGATAACAATCTCTTCGGTTATTCAAATAGATATGTTTACCTCAAATCTCGTGATTCTGTAGCTCGTGGTATGTTATCGCTTCCTGCCTCTGTTGATGCTTACTATCATAGTTATGTTCAGTCGCGTTCTTTTGCTTCGACTCCTATGTTGTCGCAACAATTTGTAACTGTTTATCCACCAAATATTGACCGTTCTATGCTTGCATATCCAGGTAGTCCTGCTTTCATTTGTCAGTTCTATTCTGGTGTGTCTGTTGTTAAGCCTCTCTCTTACGTCGCTAAGCCTAATAATTTCGGTTTCTAATGGAGTAATTTATGAAATTTACGTTTTGTACTAATGATTCTATTTATAAAATGCCTGATTTTTCTGATGTAACTAATATTGTCGATAGGTCTGACTTCCGACCTGATTCTGAGCAAGTTCGTGCTCTTAAGTTTAATCCTGCCGGCTCTGCTGTTACTTCTGTTCCTCAGTATGATTACCCCGATGGTCGTGTCCCTGCTAACGACACTGTTACCGATACTCTTATTGCTCTTCGCTCTGGTAAGCTCGATAAGGCTGACATTCAAGCTCTCTCTGATGCTATTAGTAAAGATGCTAAATCTGCTGATGATAAAAAACATTCTGATGCTCTTCTTAAGGCTATCGATAAATCTCTCGGTGTTGAATCTTCTTCTGATTCTAAAGCTTAATTTTACCTCCTTTTGCCATTTCCTGTACTATTCTTGATATAGTATAGGAAATGAGCGAGGATTTGGAGTTCCAAATGTCGTTTAATTTCGGTTCAAATAATCTACTTAATATGAAAGATTTCGACTTAGATTACACTAAAAATAATGCTCAAGTTTCGTCTTTTGATAAGATGAACTATCTTACAGGTGATTCTGATTCTAAATCTGATGATTCGTTCCTTTCTGGTGTTTCAAAATTTATAAAAAATCCCGTAGTTAAAGGTGTTATGGCTTTTGCTAACTGGTTAATGGATTAAAATTATATGGGTTTATTTAAAGGAAAATATAAAGAAAATTCTGACGGTACTATCTCTTATGAGAAAGGTCTTCTTCAAGGTCTCCTTGGAGGCGGTTCTTCGCAATCTCTTAGTGCTATTCAATATAATCAAGCTCTCAAGCGTCAAAATACTTTAGACCAATTCAACATGAATTTGTCTAATCGTCAACAAGCTCTCTCTGAGGAATCGTATTATAACGGTGTTGCTAATCAAGCTTCTCAGTTACGCGCACAAGGTATCAATCCTGCTTCTGCTGGTCAATCACTCTCTGGTATGACGATGTCAGGCGGTTCATCCGCTGGATCTCAGTCTTCACTTCCTGACATGACTAGTGCTGCACTTTCTAGTCAGTCTTCGCTTACATCTATGTTGTCTCTTCTTGCTACTATCTCTCAAAATAAAGAATCTAACAAGATTGCTCGTGAACAACTTGAATTACAACGTCAAAAACAGTCTCAAGATTATTCCATTGCTCAACAGAATGTTGATATTTCTTCTCGTAACGCTGATGTTAATGCTTCCAACTCTCAGACTCAACGCGATTTAGCTAATAACACTATTCGTCTTGGTAATAAGTCTATTGAGGTTTCTGATAAGCAAATGGAGCAAATTCAAGCTAATATAGAACATGTTAATTCGCAACGCTCTTATCAAGATATGATTAATTCATCTTATAAGGATACTAATGATCTATTGAAAAAAGCTGGTCTTAATACCACACTCCTTCAGTCTGTTCAAAATGTTAACTGGCAAGTTGGTTTGGCTCTCGGTGTTGCTAATCTCTTTACTGATGCTGTTGAATCTTCTGATTCCGCTGAACAAATCGTTAATTCTGTTGAATCTTCTGTCGATGCTTATAATAATCTATCTCCTCGTGATAAAGCTCTTGTTGATACTGCCATTAGGCGTACTGTCAATGACCCTACTTCTGCCTTTCATTTTACTCCTCTTTCTGCTGATGAACTTAAAGAGCTCGAAGGCAAGTCTCTCACTGAAATGATGGATTATATGAATTCACGACCTGCTGTGAAGTATCCTTCTCCTAGTCTTCCAAAAAAGCCTGCTAATGTAAAATAAAAAAAAAAAAAAAAAAAAATAAAAAACAAATGGAGTTTTCTATGAATGAAATTTTTAATCGTATTGCTACTTTTATTAAAGTACACTGGCGCCTTCTTTGCTGTTCTCTTGCTGTTCTTGTTGTCGTCTTTGCTTTTATAAGCTGTCAAGGTTTAATGAATCTTAATGACTCTCCTAATTCTCAGGTTGTTGTTGCTAAAGATTCTTCTGTGAGTAAAAAATGAACTCCGATGTATCTCATCTTGATGATTGTATCTATTATGACTCTGAGCTCCGTCAGCTCAGGGCCCTTTTTAAAGACATGTATAAAATATTTAAAGATATAGAAAAACGTGCTGTTCGTTCTCAGACGGTTCAAGTTTCAAAAACATTATATGATTATGTAGATTTACAGAAAGTAAAAAAGGATGTTCCTCAATCTTTCTATGATTATAAAAACGGTGATTACCGTGTCTGTATCTATAAATATCGTTCTAAGTATTCTGTTCTTTGTGTCGGATTTGATTATGATATTCGTTTAAAACGTCGTGATGGATTCTATTCCGCTGGCACTCTTTATGGTTGCTTTGATAAATTAGATTCTGATTGTATCGCTCTCTTCTGTCGTATCGTTAACTATCTTCATTTTGATGTGTTCCATATGTACGATATGTTTAATGAGCCTGATGTTATTTTCTGATTATGTCTTGCGCTTATCCTAGTTATAATAATTCTATTCGTGATTTACACGGTAACCTTATTCCTATTCCCTGTGGTCGTTGTTTCTGCTGTCGTCTCGATTTACAAAAACGTATTATCGATAGATTATATTGTGCGTGGCACTCGCACACTACTTCTGCTTTCGTTACATTTACTTATGATGATGAACATTTAGTTATTAAAGATGGTTATTATTCTCCTACACTTGTTAAGTCTCATGTCTCTGATTATATAGACAAAATTAAACATCGAAAAAATATTCCTGACTTTGAATATTTTATCTGTGGTGAATATGGAGACTCTTTTAATCGCCCCCATTATCATGCTCTCTTCTTCGGTCTAGATTATCAACTCTATTTAAAGTTCTTTGTTAATTCTTGGAAAATGGGTTCTGTTAAAGTTCTTCCTTTATCACCTAAATCATTCCGTTATGTATCTAAATATGTAGTTAAGACTT